TCAGAAAGGTCTTCGCCTTCTGTAAGAGCAGCAACATCAGCAGAAAGGTCGATCTCAATAAGATCATCGCCTTCAGCATTCTCTGCTTCAACTGATTCGTGCTTCTTAGGTGAAGCATCGGAAGGTTTTGTCTTTGGTGATGCTGCCTGTGTTTGTGATGGAGTCTTCAGTTTGTTTGACTCATCATCAGGTTTTGAGTTCTGAGGTGTAGGACCTCCGAGATTCTCAACGCCACCCAAAGAAGAACCGTCAGCAACAGCACCGTCGAATTTTGCTTCGGTGACTTCCTGCTTTTCTTCGGATGCCATTACTTCATTCTCTTGTGACATTAGAGTTGTCTCCTTAGTAGTCTTTGCTATTCGTAAAAATATTTATACTCACAGGGAGTTTAAGAATTTTGAAAACGCGGAAATCTTCCGCTCTTCAAGAATCTTGCGACTGGCAGCATTGTCAATTTGCTTCTTCATATGGTTAATTTCAGACTCTTGAATGATTCCGTTATTCCAGACCCATTCTTTGCCTTCCATAATTCCATTAACAAAAGCATCTGGTGCTGAGGGATCAGCAACAATGTCTGCTGCGGTTGCCAACATAAAATCATCAGCAACTACTTTTGCTCCGTCACGAGTCTCTTGGAGTGAACCAATTCCACGTGATGAAACACCTAGTTTCACGCCTTCACCCAAAAGGTTCTTAGCGATGTTACCCATAGGAGTATCTAGGATTCTTGCTCTTCCTCTGAAGTTATTACCTTCTTGGACTAGCGATGTGATCAAATGTGATACACGGTCGAGGTTAACTGTTGGTCCGTCAGGATGTCCCAGTTCGCCAAGGGCGCGACCATTTTTAACAAAAGATTCATTGTATTTATCAACTTCTCTACGGAGTGTGTTGATAGGGTACATTCTTCCATTGCGATTTTTGATCTCGCCTTGTAGGAATGTTCCTTCTATGTATAGATTTTTCTTACCGTTCTTCTCCTCAGAAAGGATTTGAACGTCTTCAATCTGTTCCGTAATCAGTTTCATTTGGTTCCTCTTGAGTTTCAGGTTGCATCCAGTCACGTGCAATTTCCTTTTTCTTTGCTTCTAGAGCATCAGCGGTAATTGCTTTCATCGCATCATCAACTTCACTACTGAGATCTTTCGATCCCGAGAACAGTTTGTTGACGATTTCTTTCGCTTGAATTGATGGCATAATAAATGTCCTCGTACTTAATATTTAGAATTCTCCGCGTTTATAGTCTGCAGGAGGAATAGACTCAACACCTGTTGGACCCTCTTCTTCCATCTCTTCTCCCTCCATTCCTTCTGCTCCAGGTGCCATAGGTTCACCTGTCATAGGATCAATAGAGGAAGGATCAGGGATCTTGCCCTCCTCAATTTCTTTCTCAATCTGATCATCGATCTCATTGATCTCCGCATCAGTATGCTTAAGAATTTGACGACGAATATATTCAGCAGAGAAGTATCTACCAACGAAAGGATCCATTGTCTGAACTAGGTTTAGACGCTCTGTAAGGATCTCTTTCTCTTTGAGTTCAGAGAAATAGTTGTCAGCAACATAGTCATACTGAATATGCTCTGCCATATCATCCCACTCTTCAATGCTGATAACACCTTTCAGAATGAGTTGTGTCTTGAGTAGATCGTGAAGTAGTTCAGAGAACTTTTTACGCAGACGAGTTACGAACTTTTGGAACTTAATCTCGTCACGTGTGATCTCTGCTGCGCGACCTAAGTTGAAAGTGGATTCAGATTCCAGACGTGACTCAGGTACATTTAATGCACGATAGAGTTTCTTCTGGAAGTATTTGACATCCTCAAGTTCTCCAAGATTTTGTCCACCTGGGAGCGTAGTGATCTCAGTTCCTCGCCCGCCTTCTCTTCTGGGTAACCAGAAATCTTCGAGCATCGACATAAATTTTCTGTCATCTCTAATCTCTCCTGTGTCTGCGTTGTAAACCAACTTGTTTCTATAACGAGACATAACCTCGCGGAGATATTGTTCTGCCTTTTGCTTAGGAAGATTACCAACATCGATATAGAAAATACGACGCTCAGGTGCTCTTGACAGTCTGTAAATAACAAGACTATCTTCGATCATCCTCAGTTGGTTGAGCGCCTTGATTGCTTTATGAAGATGTGACATAATCACATTCTTATTCATATCTTTCAAACCACTGTGGGCGAAAGAGATTGCATCAGGGGCAACCTTGATACCTGCAGTCTCCATTCCTCGGAGACCCTTAGGGTTGTAAACGTAATACTCTGCGGACTTAGGAGCAATCTGTGCTTCCATTGTCCTTGGATCAACAAATGTCTTATCTTTAGGACGCTCTAGTTCGACTACCTTTCTGATCTTTCTAGGATCAATGTATCTGAGTTCTGTAATACCACCCCTAGGATTCTTAGGGTCAATCATCTTGTGGTAATAGATCTTTCCGTCAATATACCAACGACGGAAAATGTCGTATGCTTTCTTATCAAAGTCAAGAAGACGGAGAACATTAAAGAACTCTTCTCTAATCTTCTTCTTGATACCTGCACTGACCTTGAGATTTGACAACTCAACATCCACAGGAGTGTCATCTAACTCACCTGCGATTGCTTCATTAACCACATCATCGATAGCACGATCACACTCAGGGTGGATCGACATTGCGCGGTATCGACGAATCAGGTCGTTTTCATCTTTGTATGTTCCATCAAGATCGATGGCGGTACCAAAATAACCACCACCTGCAACGGGGGTCGCTGCATCATCTGACTCTTTACGCACGAAAGAAGGACCCTTTGCAGAGTCCTTCTTGGCACGTTCAAGAGAATAACCAAAAAGTTGGGACATCTAATTATTAGAATTTTCTTCCCAACTATTTATACGGTTTCAATTTAACCTATTTAACCGCCCGCGTTTCCAGTGTTGATGTCTGTGTCGTAGGTCCAGTATTGTACTTGGAATTCAACGGTGTACTCCTCAGGAGTATCGTTGGTTCCCCAGTCAAGGTCGATTGCAGAAATGTTAGATGGCCAGATGCCTTCGAACTTGTAAGTACGAATGATCTTACCTTTTCTATCCATCTGTCTAACCTTTGCTGTCGCTTGATAATCAGCGATAGTGTTAGCGTTCTGGAAGTTCTGCTGCAGTGCTTGAATGTTGGTTGACCAAGATTCGAAGAATGCTCTGAACTTGAAGGACTGGTCATTAAGAACAGTAACTGTCCAAGGTTCAAAGGTTCTGTCGCCTGCTACCTTGAGGATTCTTCCTCTGTAAGGTACTTCAACAACACCCACTGTAGATGCAGGGATGTTTGCTGCCTTCACAAGGAAGGTACCGAAAGCGGATGCTTCGGATGCGTTGAGTTGAGATCCACCTGCAGAGTTCTCGGAAGCATCTGCTGATGATCCTGCAACACCACCAGATTGGGGTGATACTCCATCCTGAAGGATTGGAGGTGCATAGATTTCTACTTGGAATAGATTGGGACGTGCAAAGTCCTTTACTTGATCTCGGAAGGAAAAGATGGGAGCGCGTATTGCGCTCTGTTCCACCTGTCCTGGTTGTGATTCTGCCATTGTTTGTCTCCTAGGTTAGTCTCTTGAATCAGGAAGTAACTTCAGCGAAACTAGAACCAGTTCTAGTAGCGGTGAATGTAAGAGTGATGTAGTTGATAGAGCGTGTAGGTTTCACGAAGATCTCCGCGAAGAACTCTCCTCTATCAATCGCCTCAGGTGGGTTGTTGCTGCTGTCGCAGACAACCAAGAAATCGATGATGCCACGACGTGACTGAACCGAACGGAGGAACGGTTCCACGATGTTCTTGAAGGAAGCGCGAGTGAACTCATCGTTCAATTCGAACAGTTGAGTCTTTGCTGCTTCTGAGATTGCATCCTCAAGTACCAAGAACAAGCGACGAACGTTGATTCTGTCGAATGCAGATTGGTATGAAAGTGCAGTCTTGTCTCCGAAGAGGACAATACCTTGTCCAGGGAATGCAACCACAGGGTTGATTCTTGCTGCGTACAGTCTGTCTCTGTGATCCTTCAGAGGTGAGTAAGCAAGTTTGATTGCGTTTCTCAACTGTCCTCTGTTGAATCCTGCAGGTGAGAACCACGCTTCTGAATTCAGAGTTGCGCTAAGTGTTAGACCTGCAAGGTCAGCGTTACAAGGAATGTAACGATACTTATCGTTGTACTTGTCGTAGATGTACTTGTAGTTGTTATCAAAGACAGCGTATGATGTGCTAGACAGTTTATCGAAGTAATCGATAGTTCTGTTAACGATGATGTTGGTATCGCTAAGACCAATCACGTCATTACGTGGAGGTGAAACGAATGCCAAGCAATCCTTACGGGTTGCAGCGATGTCAATGATCTTCTGTGCTTTAGCGATTGTGTCGCTAGTGTCTGCCATCGAAGGACCCATCAAGATGTAATCAACATCAATGGTTTCTTTGTCAGCGATGAGGTCGTATGAACCGAGGATCTCAGATCTTGAAAGAGTGTAACCGTCAGTACCGCCTTGGAGGTGGTATCTAGCAGTAGAACCGTTTGAAGTTCCGATGATCTCGCGACCGAGTGCAGTTTCAGTAGTCTTGATAGCAGCAGTTTGCTTGATCAAGTCAAAGTGTCTTGAAACACCAGATGAACCGAAGTCACCGTTAGCACCAGAATCAACATCAAAGATGCTTGAAGTCTCGTGTGCACCCCAGTAAATGTATTGTGAGATGTTCTTAATAACGTCTCTGTAGAAGATGGTCTCGCCCTGAACGCCTTTGGCATCCATTGACTTAGACACGAAGAGGAACTTCTCAAGAACCGCACCAGGTGTACCAGTGAGTTTGCCATCTCCATCAAGGACGAGGATGTGCATTTGGTCCTTAGAACCACCACGGTCTTGAACCCAAGGTGATGTGCCAGGTCTAGGAGCAACGTTTGCCCACTTCTGATTGCCGCCGAAATATCTTTCGTCGTATTCTGATCTTACAGAAGCAATGTTAATGTTAGGTGAACCTGATGCGTTGTCATCAGATACAGTGTAGTTTGCTTCGAATCTTTCTTGTGATGCGTTAGTAATTGTAAGAAGTTGTCTTTCAACTGCTTCAACAGTACCCTTGTCACCAGTTCTAGATCCACCAGTCTCTGCACTCCAAAGTGCGATTACGTCACCAACTTCAAGAACGTCAGATGAGAGTGAGTAGTTAACATCAATCTCGATCTTTCTTGTAAGAGGATCGTAAGCAACGACTTGACCTTGAACAGGAATACTTACAGGAGATGAAGCATCTGTTTCTGCTCTCCAGTATTGTCCGTTTTCAAAGTCACCTGCGATGGATGCGGAATCCATTGTAACTACGATTCTGTAACCGAAGATCTTAGCGCCTGCGTTAGCACCGCTATAACTTACGTCAGTTGTAGTTGAGAATTCCCACTCAGCAGTGGTAGGTTGTGCAAGTGAAAGGATCTGGTCAGCACCCGCGTCTGTGATAACAACTCTAAGTGAGTTACCATAGAGACCTGGGTGTCTAGCAGCATACTTCCAAGAGTTAGAAGCGCCTTCAACATTACCTTCATACTCTTCGAGATTTCTAACAAGAGGAGCACTAACACCAGTTGATGTTTGTTCGTTGATTGTTGTCTTACCTGCAGTAACCACCAAACGCTTGATAGTCTGACCATCAGTCTGTGCAGCAGCAGTTGTTTCCAACTTACCACGCTCAACAGTCAGATCGTTACCGCTAATAGCAGTCACCTTGAGAATCTCGTCAGAGATCAAGATGTGATCGTTTAGTGCAACAGCAAGAGAAGCAACAGAAGTAACCGTCAGTGTTGTACCACCTGCAGCAAGAGTACCGCCTTGGTTCATCGTTGTGCTATTACCTGATTCTTCGATCAGAGTGATAGATGCGCCTGCTGCGTGTGAAGTTGCTGCAGTTGCAAGTTGACCACGTTGAACAGTAAGGTCGTTACCTGAGACGTTAGTCACTCTTAGAATCTCAGCGTCGATCAAGATCAAATCGCTTGTCGCGAAGTCTGTCGCTGATGTAACTGTAAGAGTTGTGTCTGCACCAGAGAAAGTAGTGACAACAGTCTGTGCTGTGTCAATAGCGTTCTTAAGTGAAGAACTGTTTGTACGGATAATTTTAAGTGTACCACCGTACAACAGGAATTGTGCTGCTGAATACCAGTATTCGTAGTTGTAATCGTTAGGGCGACCGAAGACTGCAAGAAGTTCTTTCTCGCTAGTTACGTCTACAATCTTATTAACGGGACCCTTTTCAAAGGAACCGACTATCACTGCAACATTATCTAGAGTCGCGTTAGCAACCGTAGTCAGATCCTTTTCAAGAACAACGACCCCTGGTGAAAGTTGGGTAGATGCCATTGGTTAGCTCCTTGAAAATCTCAATCTATTGCTGATATTATTTAGATAAACGTACTGTTCAAGCGGGGAAACGGAACGTGAACATTACCAGTCAGGATAGTCAGATTCCTTTCGTGGTTTAGGTTTTTGCTTTCTTGTCTTACTTACTCTTTTCTTAGTGCAGTATTTGCATTCATACGAATATGCAGAGGGATTCTGTCCTCTGTCTTTACGTGTCTTATAAAAATTATCAGTCAGGGACAGAGTTCTTAGGCATTTCCTACACTGTCTATCTACGAATAGGAATGCTTCTAGACTCAGTTCATCTTCAAGACTCATCTGTTCGTTCCAGTTCTTCTATTGCATTGACTGGTACCTCGTGTCCACCGACACTATACCAATGCTCTCCTTCCCTAACACCTAAGTATGCTAGATCGCTGAAGTTATTTTCTCTGAGCATTGCTTGGAGGCGATAATGAATTAGTTCACTCTTCTTCACTTTTCCTCGCTGCATAACCCATTACGAATCCAAACGAAAATAACACTAAGATGAATAGTGTCGTCGCCATAGACCCCATCATTGTTTCTACACTCATCGGTACTCCCACATATAAGAGCGGTCGCCATATTCATCGGTATGCCAGACCTGTCCTTCTGGATCTACGAATGCCTCATCACTGAGACCATCATCCATAAATCCGAACGGTGCCATATCCGCTTCAATCGCTTCGCGTTGTTCCTGATACATTCTAGCACGAATATCGTTATCGTGGAGTTCCTTAAAATAATCTTGAACTGCCAACCACGAGAACATTACCAAACACATAGCAAGGTCATCGTGGCAACCCTCTTCTGCCTGCCAAGACTGACCCTTCTGAATGAATGTAGTTAGTTCTGCAATGATGTCATAGTCAGACAACAATAGTTTGTCATCCTCAATCAGTGCTTTCATATTAGAGCAACCAACCTTCTTAACTGCGGTTGACATCTTGACACCAAGTTGTACTTTACCACCAGAGAATCCTTGACCGACAACCTGTCCTGCTCTACCACGCATTGCTGCCATCAGTAGATTGTCATACTCAAGATCGTACTGTATAATATCTGCAACTTGACCACCGATGTCATTTACTTCTACAAGAATGTATGCGTGGTTATATGCTCTTCCAACCTGACAAATAATATCAGGGAAGAGTAGGGGTTTAATTTCGTTATTTCTATACTTTGCTACTAATTTATATGGTACGGTTGTCGTATCAAATACAGTAAACGCTGAGTAGTCTCCATCAATACCTCTTGCTACGTCCACTGTCATAGTATAATTATGTCCTTCTTCTGGTTTCTGAAATACATCGAGACCATTCTGTTTTTCAATAGGATCCTCATAGGTCATCACTCTCAACTTACTTGGAGAGATCAAAGTATCAACAGAGCCCAGGAACTCACATTCGAACTCAACACGGAATTGTTGTTCACTTGTGTTACGGATAGTTTGTTCTTTCCATTTCTGATCTCTTCCTGGAACCTCAGACCAATGTACCTCTGTTGGGATATATTCATTCGTACCACGCTCTGCATCGTGCCAGAGTTTGTAGTACATATTCATCCCGTGTGGAGTAGAGATGATAATAACTTTGGTAGACTTACCAGATGAGATAGTAGGATAAACAGAACTAAAAAACTGATCTGCAATGTTGTTCGGAACGAACGCGAATTCGTCCAGAAATATGACGTTAAAAGACATACCCCTGACAGCACTAGCACTAGTAGATGCAGCAAGGAGTTTACTTCCGTTCTCCAGTTCCACTGACCCTTTGTTCCAGCCAATAATACCTTGCTGCATCCATTTAGGAAGGTTCTCGTAACTGAGTTGTAAACGTCCCAACATCTCTCGGGCAGTCGCTGCTTTGTTTGCGAGGATTGCGACATTGACGTTATCGTTAAAAATCACGTACCACAAAAGGTACGCTGTAACCACGGTAGACTTACCAGACTGTCTTGGTAGTTTTGCAATATTAAATCTATTCTCGTGAAACCTGTTGACCATCGTTTCCTGAAAGTCATACAAGTTAAATGGAATGACACCCTCATCCAGAGACACGATCTTAATGTACTTCTTGATAAAGTAAATAGGATCCTCCGCACACTTGATAAACTCTTTGACCTGTTTAGGTGTGAAGTTAGTGTGTACGTTTGCTTTTTTTAGATTGGGATTGCCTAGATACGCATCAAGACTCATCTGCTTCTTTCCGTTTCAAACTATCTATACGTTCTTTTAATTCTTGATACCCTTCATACTCCTCGTTACTAACCTCTATCTCCCTGAATTTCACAGACATCAGTTTCTCTCCACCCTTGAGTTCATCTATCTCAGGGTGTCCTGTCTTAGGTCTTTTTGAGTAACCGCCATACTCTTTGATTATAAGCATTGCTTGCAGTGCTAAAGAGACAGCAATTCCCAGTAGAACAAACCAGAATTCTACTGGGAGTGGGTATGGTTCCATTTATTTTTCGATGTATTTTTCTAGTACCTCTAGTTGATCGTGGTAGTGTGAGATCTGATCCAACTCACTTTCGATTGCTGCCATAATATCAGGATGCTCCCCGATACCAACTG